AAGCGATATCTTAGATCGTATTGGTGTATCTAAACGACAGGAAGTCGAGCATACCGGAGAGGTCATGCACGGCATCGTATTGCTTCCTGCAAAGCAACCAATGAAGGAAATAACTATAGAGGGGTAAAGAAGATGGTTAAAAGAGTACGAAAAACAGGTGAATCTGCTACTGAATATAATAGAGCTATGTTAAAAGGTGCTGGCGATAAAGGAGCCACTCCTGAGTTTGGTCGCTTTGCTGCACGATATCCCGGTAAAACTAGTAAAGGAAAACTAAGAGGAGCAAGGATTATTCCAGTAGATGAAGAGGGTAGAGAACCTACTGCTGCGGAGATTAAAAGAGAAAATGAAATTGCTACTGCACATAATAGACTGTTTTTAAAAGGTGTTGATGATGAAGGGGCTACTCCTGAATTTGGACGATTTGCTTCACGTCCAAAAGGTAAAACTCGTAAGGGAAAGCCAAAACCAGCAAGAATGATGCCAGTAAGAGCCAAAGGCGGCTCTGTTGGTGGCCCGAAGCGTAAAGGGTATGCAAACGGCGGCAGTGTTCGCGCTGCACGGTTCTAAAGAGGGTTAGCGAATATGGCTTTTACTAAAAAACAAGCAGAAGCAGATAAAAGAGCAAAAGCCGCTATAGATATGGCTCAAGATGAGTATGCTCTTGAACTTCAGGAACTTTGGAAAACTATTATACCAAAGAAACTAAAAAAAGAGATTACAAGAGAACGTCCTACTCGTGAAGCGGCCAAAGGCGGCTACATAAAGAAATACGCTAATGGTGGAAGTGTACGTGCAGCACGGTTCTAAATGGCACGTCCTAAATTAAAAGATGGAGAGCGTGGTAATTATCATGTATCTCGCAAGGAACAGGAAAGGCGTAAAGTACAGAAGCGCCTAAATGCTAACAAGAAAAACCTTGAGAAACAATCTAAACAAGTCAGAATAAAAAGAGAGACTATTAAAAAAAATGAAGAACGTCTTAAAGTACTTAAAAATGGTGGTGTCACTTCCGATGAAAGTTTGGGCGTGGTTCTTGAAGATAACCAAGAACTCGTGTTCTCTCCTAATGCGGGGCCTCAAACTGATTTCTTAGCGGCTCCTGAAAAAGAAGTATTGTATGGTGGTGCCGCTGGTGGCGGAAAAAGCTATGCGATGCTTGTCGATCTTCTTCGGTATGCGAATAATCGCAATCACAGAGCACTGTTGCTACGTAGAACACTTGCAGAGTTAACAGAGCTTGTCGATCAAAGCAAGAAACTATATTTACACGCTTTTCCGAAGGCTAAGTTTAAAGAATCGACTAAGACGTGGGAGTTTCCAAGCGGTGCAACAGCCCTCTTTAGTTATGTTGATAAAGATGATGATGTGTATCGCTATCAAGGACAATCGTTCACATGGATAGGTATTGACGAATTAGGACATTATCCCTCTCCTTACGTCTGGAACTACCTACGATCACGTCTACGGACAGCCGATAGCTCCATAGATACATATATGAGAGCAACAGCCAATCCCGGTGGCGTTGGTGGCTGGTGGATCAAGAAGATGTTTATTGATCCAAATGTTCCCAATGAGCCGTTTTGGGCCACAGACATTGATACAGATAAACCGCTAGTCTACGGTCCAAATCATATTAGCGCAGGAGAGCCGCTGTTTCATCGTAGGTTCATTCCTGCACGATTGACAGATAATCCGTATCTGATGGTTACGGGTGAATACGAAGCGATGTTGTATTCTTTGCCAGAGGTTGAGCGGCGAAGATTACTAGAAGGTGACTGGGATGTAGCAGAAGGCGCTGCATTCAGTGAATTTAATAGAGAGGTTCACGTTGTCGATCCGTTTGAAGTTCCCGAAGGCTGGGCAAGGATAAGGGCTGGAGATTATGGATATAGTTCTCCTAGTTGTATTCTTTGGGGCGCAGTTGATTGGGATGGGAACTTATGGATATACCGTGAACTATACGTTAAAGGGTATACAGGCGAAGCATTAGCGCAGTTAATCCGTGAAATGGATCGGAAAGATACACGAATGTCGCTCTCTGTTCTTGATAAATCGTGTTGGAATCGTACTGGATTAGGACCATCTATCGCAGAAACGATGATACGTCAAGGAGTACGGTGGATTCCATCCGATTCAAATAGAATGTCTGGCAAGATTGAAGTACATAGAAGGCTTGCCATGAATGAGTATGGAGAACCACGACTACGAATTTTCTCCACTTGTACAAATCTTGTTCGTACTCTTCCTACAATACCACTATCTAAAACTAATAGTGAAGATGTCGATACAAAATCAGACGATCACGCATATGATGCGTTACGTTATATGTGTATGACTAGACAAGTTTCTACGCCACACGCAGCTATATTTAGAAATACGTATGATAGGCCACCAGAGCTTTCAGATGCTACGTTTGGTTACTAAAATAGACTCACTTGTAAGAAAGTCTAAAGAATACAAAAATAGTTTAATATAGGCTAAAGGAGAATAATATGCCATCTAATTATCGTTATCCCGGTAAATCGGATTTTGAGAGTGCTACGAAACATGGTAAAGTTAGCGATGTGAACGCAGCTAGTTTGTATCGTGAAAAAATGGATCAGCGAATTGTAGGTTCAGCAGGTAATCCAAAACCATTTGTAAGTTCTGTAGCTTATCCTTCTGGTAAAGGTTCCGTTCATAACACCATGAAACTTGCCCAAATGACTATCAAACAAGGTGATATGGGCTAACACTTTATGGCTGATGAAACTAACGTTGAAGGTGATCAGTTTGGAACTATAGATACTGATGATATACCTTATGCTATAGGATACGTTAAAAGTAAATTTACTGAAGCAGAGGATGGAAGACGTGAGTCTGAAATTCGCTGGCAGAAAGCGTATAAGAATTATCGTGGTATCATTGATGGAACCACGGCGTATACGGCAACTGAAAAGAGTAAGGTCTTTGTAAAGATTACAAAGGTTAAGGTCTTAGCTGCATACGGTCAAATTATTGACATTCTGTTTTCTAATAAGAAATTTCCGCTTGTTGTCGAGTCAACTCCTATTCCAGAAGGTATCGCAGAATTTGCTCATCTTTCTCAAAATCCTATGGGTCAGCAACAAGAAGAAGAACCTAACGCCTTCTTAGCTGGCTTAGAAGAGAAGTATGGTCAAGCGCCTTCCTTAAAGGAGGGACCATCAAGTATGGGAGAGCCGCAAATCTCTCCATCACGAGAATCTGCTCGTAAATTAGAGAAGGTTATACACGATCAGTTAGTTAATACTGAAGCAGTAAAGATATTGCGTCATGCAATATTTGAATGTTGCCTTCTTGGTTGTGGTATTATAAAAGGGCCATTTAGCACTTTTAAGGAAATACAGGCGTGGCAAGTTAATCCAGAAGGTGCGCGAAACTACATCCCGTACCAGAAGAATATTCCTGTTATCTCTGCTGTATCCTGTTGGGATTTTTATCCTGATCCTGCTGCAACATCCGTGGAAGATTGTGATTATGTCATAGAACGACATAAAATGAATCGTGAACAACTTCGCTCACTACGTGATAAACCACATTTCGATTTAGACGCTATTGATAAATGTCTTGAAATGGGGCCAAACTATGTTGAGCGCGGATATGAGTCAAGTATTCGTGATGAAGATGATTTTGATACTGCACATAAAAGCAGATATGAAGTATTAGAGTATTGGGGGTATCTGGATAAAAGTCTTTCTGAACAACTAGGTCTTGAGTTACCAGAAGGACAGGATAATTTAGATTCTCTTCATACTAATATCTGGATTTGTGGTAATAATATACTACGTGCAGTAGTTAATCCGTTCACGCCAGCACGTATTCCGTATCAAGCTGTACCGTATGAACTTAATCCGTATAACTTCTTTGGTATTGGTGTAGCAGAGAATATGGAAGATGCACAGATGCTTATGAATGGTCATATGCGTATGGCTATTGATAATCTTGTTCTTGCTGGTAATATGGTCTTTGATATAGATGAAACTTCGCTTGTACCGGGACAATCTATGGAGATATATCCCGGTAAGATATTCAGGCGGCAAAGCGGCGTAACTGGTCAAGCTGTAAATGGCGTTAAGTTTCCTAATACAGCAAATGAAAATATACAGATGTATCAAGTATCCCGTCAACTAGCTGATGAAGAGACGGGTATTCCGTCTATTATTCACGGTCAGACAGGCGTAACAGGTACAGGTCGTACTGCTGCTGGTCTGTCAATGTTAATGAGTTCAGCAGGATTGAGTATAAAGACAGCGATTAAAAATATTGACGATTATCTGCTCAAACCAATGGGTGAGGGATATTTTCAATGGAATATGCAGTTCAATGAAGAACATCCAGATATTCTGGGTGATTTGGAGATTAAACCTAAAGGAACTGCTGCTGTAATGCAAAAGGAAATTAGGTCGCAACGATTACTCACATTACTACAAACAGTTGCTAATCCTGCTCTTGCTCCGTTTATTAAAATTCCTAATCTGGTTAAGGAACTTGCAATAGCACAGGATATTGATCCAGACTTACTTGTAAATGATGTGAATGAAGCGGCTGTATTTGCCGATATACTGAGAGGACTTACGAATGCTCAAGGAACAGGCGCGCAAGCTGGGGCCGTTAATCAACCACAAGAAGGCATGGGCGGCGCTGGAGCACCACCTGTCGGAGCAAATGCAATGGACCCATCGGGCGTTGGTGGTGGCAACATCGGAGTGGGAAATGCGCCAGTTGCAGGGGAAAGCGGCTTTACTGGAAACCCTCCTCAATCTTAAAGTAAATGGACAAACAGCGTTAGATAGTAAGGAAGAAGAATAGAATGGCTAATGGTTTTGTAACACCAACACCTCCTGTTGATTTTGATCCCGGTTTTGTACAGGCTCCTCCTCCAGCGGCTGAAGGGACACAAACATTTGGAACATCATTTACTGCAAAGCCACAACCTTTTGTCGCAGCCGGTGCTCCTACGGGCGGGTTTGCGGGTTCCTTTGCTCCTGTTGGGCCGGGACAGTCTGCTACTTCTACTGTACCCACCGTTAGTGATGTTAGCGCCAGTTCCGATAGTGGTTTGGGTACAGCGGCAGCGGTAGGTGGTGGAGCGGCATTGGCTGCACTACTAAGTAACATGGGATCAGATGGTTCAGATGGTGGAGGAATGTCACTAACTAATATATTAGGTGGAGCTAAGAAACTTTTTGATCTAGGACAACAGGCAGGTAAAAATCCACTAGATATGTTTTCAAAGGGCATACAAGAAAGTATACAAGATGTTACAGGTAACTTACCTGATTTTGCAAGAGATGCTCTAGGACAATATGGCTATCCATCAAAACAAGCTTTATTAGACAAAGGAACAAGCGCATTAACTGAAACACAAGGCGAAGCAATGGTGGAAGCTTTAGGAGGACCAGAAGGATACTTTTCAACAGCACCCGGAATACCAACAGCCGCTGCTGAATTAGGAATAACATCAGCAGTACCTATTGTACCGGGAGCCACAGGTGCGCTTGGAACATCCGCTTTGACTGCAAATTTAGCAGCATCCGCAGGATCAACTGGAGCAATAGGTGCAGCAGAAGCGGGACTTTTGGCAGCAGAAGCGGGAATACCTTTAGGAGCAGCAGCGCCAACAGCAACAGCAGCATTAACTCCCGGCGCTGTTTCTTCTACATTACCAACATCTATGCCAGCAGGATTAGGCGGAACTACGTTAGTTCCAGCAGCAGCGCCAGCAGCAACAGTTGCCCCCGTATCAGGAGCAGGTTCAGCGGCGGCAAGTGAAATAGCAGCTATGACAGCCGGTATACCAACAACGGGAGCAGTATTATCAGCACCAGCAGCAGCAGTTGCTTATGGTGGTGGTCCTATG